TCTATTAAAGCTCTACTTAATTCATCTTCGTATAATAATTTTAATGGTTGTATTCGATCAGGTGCATATTTTTGACTTAAATAAAAAGCTAAACCTGCTGTCATCGCAGGTAAAAATCTATAAGGAGCATCTGGATCTTTAGCATACCCACCTGCGTCTTGAATTCGTTTAACGTAATTAAAATTTAAATATTTGTTGGTAGAAGAACTTGGAGATAAATAAATAGTAATTCTTGTTTTATTTGAAAATCTTTGTACTAAATATTGTGAGGGAGTTCCGGTAGATTCTTTATTGGCTAATGCTTGATACGTTGAACGATCAATTTTAGTCATTGAAACATCTGTGGGAGTTGTTAATTGATTTCTGTAAACTACTTCTAAAATATCCGTAGCATTATATAAATACGTTCCTGAGTCTCCAATCGTTGCCGGATAAGTGGTACTTGAATCTCGAGCATCGGCGTTTTTATAAATATCGTAAATAGATTGGTCTTCGGTTAATTTGATAGACTCATTACCTACTTCCCAATAGTGCAATCCTCGATTGCCCCATTCGGATAATAATAGATTTAATGAACGTCTTGCGCTTTTAAGATCATAACCCGCACGGGCTTGACCTCCGCATCGTTCAAATGCATCTTCAATGATTTCTTCAATCGACAAATTAAATGCGACTGTTTCAGATGTTGCCATCTATCCTCCTATTGCCAAATAACTGCTACAGAAGTCGTTGCCGCTACAATTTCAATATATATTCCAGATGCAGATCGAATTCCATTAGCTGCTAAATATTCTTGATAGACAGCTTCGTCCGATAATTTCTGTTCATATATTTTAGTACCAGTTGCATCAGAACCTTCCCAGATTCTTACATGACAAGTTGTACCACTTGGGTTGATAGTTACACCTTTCAAATAACAAACTGGACCTACTACGTTTGATCCACCTGTTACAGTTTTAACTGTAGCACTAGCTTCTGTATAGAACTGTTTTACGCCTGTTGTGCTCATATTATTTTCCTAATCTTGTGAGCTCCCGAAGGAGCTCACTAATTATTTATTACGCAAGATTATTATTCTGTATATATTCTACAGTTATAATCCCACGGCCAGACGTACCGGCTCCAGATGAAATCACATAAAGTGTAACATCAGAAGTTCCAACATCAGTCCAAGCATCCATATCTGTAATTGTACCACTCGTTCCAAGTTTTATTACATCTGCTGCTGTTCCAACAGCTAAAGCAGAAAACAATTCAGTTGAAGTTGAACTTGTTCCCATACTCATATTAGCTGCAGCGGGTGCAGTAGTAATATACAAAGTGATGGATGTGATTTGACTGTTGGCAGGAATAATCATTCCTGTACTTGCAGCTGCTGCTGCTGTCTGAGTCCAAGCTGCCGATTGTGCCATTGTGACAAAACCTGCATTTGCGCTTGCACCTTCTCTTACTGATCCGGCTTTAATTGGTCCGGAAAATGTAGTTGTGCCCATATTATCCTCCTAGTTTATAAGATCTAGCCTCTAGGCCGTCGACTATACTCGTCTAGATCTATTAATAAAATGTATAGTACTTAAAATATATATGAAATTTGCGTTGAGCGCAAGGTATCCCTGGGTAAATGTATGATTTTTGATAACGCTTAAGTGGCTATCGAAACTTCAGGCTTGGCGTCGTTTACTTTTGTTTGAAGTGTTTGTTCTTCAAACTCTGCTGCAACAATTTGTTTTATAATATCTTGAATTTTTTTATTAATCTCAATCATCCTGATATTATGCTTCCCTTCTTTCAGGTGCTCTTGTTGCCACTCTAGTTCCAAGTACTTCTTCGTATTGTATAGGTCTTGGGTCATCATTAACCTCCTCGTAGGTAATGCGCTTAACTCGGGGATCTAAAGTCTTCTCTCCGAGATAGTCCCATTTTACACTCTTTTCTCCCAGCTTGTCAAGGACTGATTTTTCAATGGATTCAGCACTATCTTCAGCTAAAACTTCAAATTTAGCGTGATAGTTAAAAGCCCATATTTGTACGAGGAATTTCTTCATTTTTACACCTTGCATAAAAAAAGGGGCGGAATTGTGTTCCGCCCCTAATTAATTATTTATTATATGTCTGATCCGAAAGCACCTCTAGGGTCAGAGAATCCGAAAACGTATCTCTCTCTAGCTTTGTACCTTACATTACCAGTATCGAAATCACCTTCCATTGAAGTTTTCAATGGAGCTCTTGTGAAATGTTTCAATCCATTAGGAACATCAGTTTTAATGAACCATTTACTTGTGTCAGTTAAATAGTGATTAACTACATAACCTTCAGGTATTGCGCCCATATTATTGATCGCATTGATGTCATTATCTGCTGTTCCAGTTCTACCTTTAGACTTCATCAGTCTTTCAGCAGTAAATTGAAGCGCAGAAGGAATTACTATTTTCATTCCTCTAGCTGCAATTTTAAGACCTCTTTCATCAGTGAACGCAGCAATGTCAATCAATGCTTGTTCTAAAGATGTTTCATTTAAATCAGCTGCTGTAGCTAATTCATTTGAAAAAGTCCCTGCTAAAGTTGGATGGGCTGTAGAAAATAATTCTACACCGTCTCCACCTGCGTAGCTGGAATTGAACCCGTTATTTAAAATAGCCGCACCTTTAACTTGTTTTGTATTAGCCATAGATCTTGCTAAAGCTTTTGTGTATCTGCTTGCAAGTCTATCGTACAAGTTGTCCTCGATCGCTTCTTCAGTGATCGCGAACGCAAGTGCGATTGTTTCGTTTGTATAACGAGCTGTGAAAGTCTCTTGAGCGCTATCGTAAGATATGCCCTGACCTTCTGGTTTAACAGTTGCATTAGCGAAACCTGCTAACATTACTTCTTCTTCAAAAGCTCTGTCAGAATTTTCAGTTTCGAAAATTTCAGCTGCTTCGTTTACATATTGTTTATATTCAAGTCCAAATAGTGCATTTAGACCTGGTTCTAGTTCTTTAACTAGTTGTGCTCTTGATATTGCCATAATTTTATACTCCTATAGTCCTGTTATTAAGTTATATTTATGTTCCCCTGTATTCGCAACTACATAGGCGTTAGAATTTGCCGCTGTTAAGTCTTGATTATCGGGATCTTTAGAAGTTCCAATTTGAACGAACGTTCCAGAACCAGTAGTTGTATAAGTAGAAGAATCAATCTCTGCACTTGATTGTCCATTAATTGTACTTCCACCTGTACCTACGTGATCATGGTTCGCATGGTTGTTATTCGCAACCGTAGCTGTTCCATCGTGTTGGCCTTCAAAGATGATCTGAGGATCTGCATAAACATTAGCAACTATGTCAGAAGCTGTAATGCTTCCTGGATAGTATGCTTTCCATGTTGGTTTACTTGATGTTGGATCTGTATAGAAACAACCGTTAAACACTCCAATGTATTGGACTGCACTAACAGTGCCTAAAGTGATCTGACCACCAACAACTCCCATGACAGGGGAACCAGTATAAATTACCTTTGTAAGACCAGAAGCGATTAAATATTCTTCTGTTCTAGGTGTTCCGCCTGATAAATGCCTTACAGCTCTAAAGCCGAAGGCAGCATCTTGATTTGCCATGTTTATCTCCTTAGTTAATAAAATTTCGTTGGGTAAGAATCGCTAATAAATTAGTCTTTCTTAGTACCACCGAAGGTTACACGGGACTGCCTCTCAGCATTGATTGGCATTCCTGGGTGCTGTTCCTTCATAAGATCGCTTTCAATCGCGTCGTCTTTGTCTTGAGTAATTTTTCTAAAATACTCATCGCGCGCTTTGACAATCTCTTCAGATATCCTTGCCAGCAATAGGCCACCAACTCCGATTACCCCTTTGTATTTGCCTTCCGTCACCACTGGATATTCCGATCCTGGATATGCATCAGCTCTTACAAGCTCGTATCCTGATCTTAATCGGCCGGCTATGTTTTTCGTATCAGAAAAGCCCATAGTTTCAGCCCTTATCCACCTGTGATGAAATCCTGCAGGCGCAGGGGGTGCATCTAAAGATGATGGGGGAGTCCAAACTGCTTTACGTTTTGTCTGTTCTCTAGTTTGACTCGCACGGGAAGTTTTAATTTTTTCGGTACTCATATGCTTATACCTCCTTCATGATTTTTAATTGTTTCGCATATTCTTCTAGTGGCACACCTAATTTTTTGGCGATTGCAACTTCAGACGATGTGAGCCTGACAGTTTTGCGACTAGGATTTACACTTCGCTTCGCCGAAGCTACTGTTTGTGTTAGTTTAGTCGATTCCTGTGAATCAGTCTTACCAAATTTATGCGGGAAGTCAAGCTTCATTCGTTTATCTATTTCAGCATAGTACTCATCTGTATTAGGATCAAAGCCTTCGTTCTCTGTTAGTTTTTTATGATAATCAAAAGCCGTATAGGTCATCGCATTGTCTTTTCCGAACCATGCATTCTTTTCAGCCCACGCTTCAGCTTTTGGATCTGGTGGTGGAGTTCTTCCGACAGTATCCTGTAAAGTAGGTGTTTTTACTTCCTTTTCTTTATCCTGAGACTGTTTCTCTTTTAAAGCGTTTAACCGGACTTCTTCAATACCGAGTTGTGCAATTGACTTTTGTGCATCTACTTCAGCATTAATATCGCCCGCTTCTCTTGCCGTAGTAAGTTTCGCTTTAGCCGCATCCATTCCAGCAGTTACCCTGTTTTCAAGAGCTTTTACATAATTAGGCTCTAGTTTTGAAAACTTGGTCTTTAATTGAGAGTGCTCGTACTGAACGCCTTTGGCATAATCGAAAGCAGCTTCTTTTTGCCGTTCCGCTTCACGCCATTTCTTTGTTAACTTGGAAATTCTCCGTTGAACTCCTTCACTATATTCCTCTAATTCTTTCTTTTCTTCTACTGGTTTTTCTTCTTCTTTCTCTTCTACAACTTCTTCTTTTTTCTCTTCTACCGGCTCTTCTTTTACCGGTTCAGTTACTTCTACTTCTTTTTTTTCTTCTTCAATATTGACTTCCGCGCCTGGGCCGGTTGTATCAATATCAACTGTTTTTTCTTCTGGCATAGTTCCTCCTATGGTTAGTTATGATGAAGTACGGATTCAGGATCCTTAATGGTTCCTAGAATTTCGTCATCGTTCAAGATACGCACTTCTCCGCCTTCGATGGGTAGTCTTGATCCTGCGTAACGTGCAAAAATAACCCAATCACCTTTTTTGCACCACGGTCCCGTTGGAAACTTTTCCTTGTCGTGATAGGCCAACGGACCCATCTCTAATACATAACCGCAGTTCGTTGCGATTCGTAACTTGTCTAACGATTCCTGTGCGATTAAAATTCCGCCTTTAGTCTTTTCTCGTGGAGAAAAGGGCAAGACGAGTAGTCGCCAGCCGCTAGGAACGGGGAGCTGTGATTTTTGAATGTTCTCTGGATTTAAAGGTTCTTTGTATTTTTCTTCAAGGGCGTTTCGTTGTTTTGGAACTTCCTTGTCCGATGTCGATAATGTTTCCTTGTTCATCTTTTTGCTCCTTCGCTTTTAGCAGGTTAGAGATTTCCTGAAGCATGTACTGATAGGTACGTGCCTGTCCCAACATATATTGATATTTTTCCATATTGTCAACACCTCCACTAATCATGAGGTCTCCAATACGTTGGAGGTTGGCTTGTATCAGTTTTTGTAACTTAGCAACGATGACTAAGGGATCCATTAAAAATCTTTATAATATTTCTTATAGCTTGGGTTAGACACTTTAACACCAGCGATCTCGCCATCAACATATCTTCCAATGTACGGTTCCGGTTTTGGAAATGTCGGTGTATCAGATAATGTATTGTTATGCGAACCCTTTAAGGGTTTTCTTGAATTTGCGATTGTGGGTCGCCATCTTGGGTTTACCATTATTTTTTACCTTTATAAAAATC